GTTTCGTGCCTGGCTCAGTTAGCCCAGACACCACCATCGCGCAAGAGGAAGGCACAGCGCCTGCTGTGGTGGTGGGCCAGGGCGTGGAGGGTGGCACGGCTGCCAGCACTGGTAGTGGTGATACCAGCACTAGCACCACCACGCCTGCCACAGGCTCACAGGCTGGCTCTACACAGCCCAAAGCAGCCAGGACGCCAGGACGCCAGGATAAGTAGAGTAGCGCCGCAAGCGATTAGACGAGGCCCTGCTATCGCGTAGTGCGTGCAGGGCCTCGTCTAGTGATAGGATCGTATCACTAGCATGGATAACTTACAGCGCATAGTGGATGAGCACGATTGGGAGGCTTCTGGTGAAGCCCTGGCAGAAGGTATGCTGCCACTCTATCGCAAGCTGATAGAGCTGGGCGCTGATGAGGCCACAGGCGAGCTGAGAGGAATAGATGCTGACTTTACCCTCACCAGGCCAGAAGTGGATGAAGTGATAGACCTGCTGGCAGAGCAGATCAAGGGTGTTAGTGATACCACTCGCCAGAAGGTCCAGGCTATTGTGGATCGCCAGCAGAGTGAGGGCCTATCAATCCCTAAAGTGGCAAAGATGATCAATGAGCAAGCACTGCTGGATAGCATGTCCAGGTCCAGGACTATAGCCCGAACGGAAACGGGGATGGCTTACAATATGGGCACCCTGCTGACTTACGCAAAGGCAGGCGTCACAAAGGTAGTGGTGCATGATGGTGATGAGGATGACGACTGCAAAGAGGCAGATGGGCAGGTGTGGACTATAGAGGAAGCCCAAAGCAATCCCCTGGCTCATCCCAATTGCCAGCGAGCCTTCAGCCCGATTATTGATTTAGACTAAGACAGCAGCAGGAGGGCAGGATTATGCCGATAGCCAGCAGAGAGCAATTCAGGCGAGCTTACACCCAGGTGCCAGCAGGTGCTGCCCAGGATACCCTGATACATGAATACCTGGAAAGGGCAGAGGCCATGATCACTGAGTATATAGGCTTCAGCTATGACAGTTACACACCAGGCACCCAGACTATCATCAACTATGGCAGTGAGTGGCTGATGCTGCCAGCGCATGAGCATGGCAGCATTACCCAGATAACTACAGAGGGTGGTGCAGTGATCCCATCCATAACCTGGGCAGAGGATGCGGATGGCAACGTCTACCTGAAAATGGGCATGGGTTACACTGGCGTGTATGCAGGCGGCTATATCTGGACTCCTGGGCGCTACGTTGTAACCGCCAATTGGGGCTGGGGTGCGGTGCCGAAGGATTTAGAATTAGCCTGCCTCGAAATCACGATGAACCTGTGGCAAGAAAAGAACAAAGGTGCCCACTCGGATGTGGTGGGTGTGGAAGGTAGTGGTGGCGAGCTGAGAGTGGGCTATCAGAAGGGTATCACTAACAGGCAGCGTATGATCCTGGACCTGCATCGCCAGAAGTTCCTGGACCGCAAGCCATTGGCTCTGGGCTAATCGAATGCCAGCACCTACTACACCAGCAGCATTTGCCGTGCGCGTGGCAGATGCAGCAGAGATGTTTCGAGGCCCAGACCTTATGCAGGAAGTGGCCTTGCTTGCAGAGGCAGAGGCCAAAGAGCAAATATCTGGGCCACTCAGGGCTGTAGCCACTGGCACGCTCAGGCGCTCTATCACTAGCACTGTGCAAGCTGCTACCAGAGCCATAATAGGCACGGCTGTGGAGTATGCTATATTCGTGCATGACGGCACCAAGTTTATGAAGCCCAGGCCATTCTTTAGAGCTGCCATTGACGTGCTAAAATCCTCTGGCAAGCTAGATAAGCTATTACAGAAGTATGGGCAGCGAGTGCTAGACAAGTTGACAGGAGGCCGATAGTGGAGCAATTGGAGCTGGTGGTGGCAGGGTACAATGAGATATTTGCCAGGGTGCCTGGGTTGCCCAGGTATGATGGTCTGGGTGGTGTGATCAATATCCTGGGTTATGAGCCAAAGGCTATAGAGCCTCCTACCATGTATACGGTGCATGATAGTGATAGCCACCTGGAAGATGGGCAGCTTGTGGCAGACAGCTATAACCTGGTGCATAGGCTCTGCTGGCAGTGGGTGGATAATGAGCAGGCAGAGGCTCAGATCAGGCCCTTCAGGGATTTAGTGATAAAGGCAGTGGAAGCTGATCCACTGCTGGGTGGTAGGATTACCCAGGGCAGGGGTGCTATGATCACTGGTTCGCGTTCTGTCTTTGTCACAATCGGTGGTACAATATACAGGGCGCTGGACTTTACCAGCTTGACTGTGTGCAAAAGGTCCAGAGTGCCCAGGTATGTGCCTTAGACTATTACTTATCAGGAGGTGTTACTATGGCTAAAGACGTGGCGATGTACTACTACGCTCACAAGAATGAGGGGCAGGCAGCAGTAGCAGGTGTGCCCTTACGCGACCTAACCCAGGAAGAATGGGACAGCTTGCCAGAGCACGCACGCAACACAGCAGAGAAATCTGGCTTATTCTACAAAACCAAGCCAGATGGGTGGGTGAGCCAGGAGGATAAAGACCAGGCTATCATAGAGGAGATGGTGGCTAAAGGCCAGCTTCACCAGCTTTCTGACGGCACCTATATACATGGTGATAGCGTGGATAAAGAGGAAGCAGAGGGCCTGGCTCAGGAGAGGCTGGCCGTCATGCAAGCATCAGGTGGCTCCTCAGTGGGCGATACGGGCCTGACGGCAGCCCAGACCAGCAACGAGCCACCCATCCCTGATGGGGAGGCCTCTGGGGTCACTACAGAGCCTTCAGCCAAGAAGGGCAAGGCCCCCACCGCAGAGAGTGGTCAGGATAGCGCGTAATGAAGGTCGGCAGGTGATCTATCTGCATGGCGTCACGGTTCTGAGCTGCATACCACAGAGGAGGCACACAAATGGCAGAGGTAACATTCGAGTATATTGCGGGCAAGATAGAAGCCGTCAAGGGTGTGGCTGAAACCGCACCAGATCACCTGCTGGCTCTGAAGGGCACCATTACACCTAAGAGGGCCGTCGTTAGATCGCCGAACGTCATAGGCTCTCTGGCGGGCGCTCGCAAAACCACCATCGTACAAAAGTGGGGAGACCTCGCAGCCTCTGGCGACCTGGACATAAGGGGCCTCCCCTGGCTGGCAAACATGGTGCTGAAGCCAGTGAGCGCGCCCACCACACCCACGAGTGCCATCCTAGCCAGGCTCTGGACTTTCAACAGGTCCATCCGCACTAACGACTTGAAAAGCGCCACATGGTGGTACGGCGATCCTAACCAGCAATTCTGGATGGGCAAGTATGGGATGATAAACGAGCTTACGTTCGGCTCTACACCCACTGGCACGGACCTGGCACGCATGGGCATCAGTGGCAGGACTCACTTCCCTACCCAGGAAGCGACGCCTGCACAGCCTATCCAGGACCTGGGAGAGAGCATCCTGCCGGGGTGGGTGCAGGTGTGGATGGACACTTCCGCACCTATGGGCACCACAGAGATCATGGGCAGGGTGCTGAATGCCGATCATACCATCCCCACTGGTGTAACCTACAAATACCCGGGCCAGGGGCCAGCCTCTGGCTTGAATTATTTTAGGATAGGTAGGATGCCCACATCGCCCACCACCAGGCTCTCCCTTGATATGGTGGACCAGGTGCAGTACAATCTCTACGAGGCTGGCAGCAGGGTAAAGCTCAGAGTGAGGCACAACGGACCTCTGATAGAAAATATAGGTGGCACGTTGTTTTATAATTACGTGCAGGTGGATACCTGGGGCACGCTCGATGATCTGGCCTGGGGGAACTATGAGGGCAATAGAACGCTCGATCTAACCCTCACATCAGAGGAGGATGCCACAGCCGGCACGGATTTTATCCTGTACGTGCAAGGCCCGTTCGCTACATTGTAGAGTGGCAACCCAACAACTAACAGTATGGCCCTGGCTGGCCCTGGATCACTCCAGGGCCTTTTGTTTTATTAGTTATAGAAGTTATAGGAGGTACACGCGATGAGTAAGATGTTTGTAAGAGGTGGTAAG